ACACCACCACCGTGGCCGCCTTGGCCGCCTTCAGGGGAGCCGAAGGACTCCAAGACCACAGCGGTGCCGCTGATGCTGATGTTGGTCATGAAGGCAGAATTGGTGAATTGCAGGTTGACGTTGGGGATGTTGGCCTGCACGACCGACTTGCTCGTCACCGCTGTCAGTCCAAAGACGGTCGAGAAGTTGACCGAGCCGCCGCTCGACGGCGTGCCCGAGACCACCCGCAGCATCTTGTTGTCGTGCGTGGTTTTTTTGGTCCATCCCGTCGGCGCCGCGGCCTGGGCAAACAGCATGTAGGTGACGCCACCGGTCGGGAACATGCTCGCCGCTACGGCAGGCGTCCACCCCTGCACGGGGTCATAGGCGGTGACGGTGTGGGCAGCCTTGTCGAAGGCCATCATGCCGGCCGACGGATCGACGAACGACCAGGAGCTGCCGCCCCAGATCGCAATTTTGCTATCCTTGCCGGTCCAGGCATTGACCCCGGTCGGCGCCACGATCCAGCGCTGTCCCGACGTCGGCGATCCCGGTGGCGTCGACAGGAGGCTCGACTCGACGGCAATCGTGAAATTCTCGGTGGCCACAGGCAACTTGTCGGCGACGTCGCCGAATACGTCCTCCTGGATCAGGCCGGTGCCGGTGATGAGCGGGCCCACGGCGGAGATCGTGAGATCGTCATGCACGAGGATCAGCTGGCCGTAGCCCTGCGGGATGATGGCCAGGTGGTCATTGTCGCCGCCAAACGCGACGGCATAGTCATCGTTGAGGGCATCGTTGTGCACGAAGTAGAGGCGAGGCGTGGAGGTGCGCACGCGCACGCCCCCGGTCAGCGTCTGGCCGTGCGACAGCCTGATGTAGGCCATGCGGCCTTCATCGGAGATGTAATCCTCGGCGCTCAGATCGTAGTCGCCGGTAAAGATGGGAATGTCCAAAAAGCCGGCGATGGAATCCTCGAACCGGTCGATTAAGCGATTGAGGTTGACGTACCAGGAGCCGGTGTTGGCCTGGGCTGCCTGCAGCTCGTAACGCAGGATCGATGTGGGGGTTGAGGGCATCTAGTCGATGTTGGTTTGTGTCAACATATTCAATTTCGGGTTGCGATCAGGACATCGACGTACTTGACCCGCAGGTCGATGTCGTGCGTGTGCCCGGTGCCCGAGCCGCCCGTGGGCACGTTCTGGGCGGTGGCGCCGTAGGTCTTTGACAGGGCGGTGACCACGGTAATCGGCGTGCCGTAGCTCCCACCCGAATTGTCGACGGCGAGGCCGGTTGCCGAGATAGCGACATCGGTCAAGAAGGCCGAGTTGGTGAACGACAGGTTGTAGGATGGCAACTCGGCCTGGGTGAGCACGTGGCTGTCGGTGGCGGTGCGCCCGAACACGGTCGAGAAATTGACGGATCCGCCATTGGAGGGCGTGCCGGAGACGACGCGGATGGCCTTGTCGTCGTGGGTCGTCTGCTTGGTCCAGCCGGTGGGCGCAGCCGCCTGCGCAAACAGGCAATAGGTGATGCCGCCCGTAGGCAGCACGTCGGTGCCGCCGGCTATGCGCCAGACCGTGTCGTAGCCGATCAGATAGTGGTTGGCCTTGTCGAAGGCGATCATGCCGGCGACAGGGGCCGTGTAGTCCCAGGAGGAGCCGTTGTAGACGGCGAGCTTGCCCTCGCTGCCGACCCAGGCGCCGGTCACGCCGGAGGCGGGCACGATGTAGCGGTCGCCGGAGGTGGGCGAGCCCGGCGTCGCCGCCAAGGTCGAGGAGATGACCGCGCAGCCGATATCCTCGGTCTTGATGGGAAACTTGGCGGTCAGCACCGCATAGTTGGAAGGGTCGATCAGGCCGGTGGCCACGGCGATCAGCGGCGAGGCGAAGACGGTCGACAGGTCCGAGCGGATCAGGATCAAGGCGCCGTAGCCGCGCGGGATGGTCAAGAGGTTGTCGTAGCTGCCGCCAAACTGGACGGTAAAAGACCCGGCGGCGGAGGCGTTGTGCACGAAGTAAAGCCGCGCAGTGCCGGAGGCCACGCGCACGTTGGACCCCAGCGTCTGCCCGTTGGCGATGCGGATGTAGGCCTTGCGCGACTGGTCGGCCGCGTAGTTGTTGGAGGTCAGGACCGTGTCGCCGCCGGTCGTCGATAGATCGAGGAAGCCGGCGACAGCGTCCTCGACGCCCTGGATCACCTGGTTGGCGTTGACGTTCCAGGAGCCGGTGTTGTCGTGCAGGGCTTGCTTTTCAAGCCGTAGGATCGACGTCGGGGTGCTGACCACAGGACGACCTCACACGATGAACACCAGGTCAGGCTGGACGGTATTGGTGCCGATCCGCAGGACGCCCGCGGTCAGGACGATGTCGATGCCCTTGTCGAGCACGGCGATCGCCCGGTTGGCCTTGCTTGAGTTGTAGAGGAGCATGCCGCGGAACGTCAGCGTTACCCCGCTCACCGTCAGTTCCTCAAATCGCAGCGTGCCGCGCCCCTGGCTGTCGAGCTGGGGCCATCCCGATGCCATGTTGAGGGTCTGCCCGCCGGCCGTCCAGACGTCGTCGTAGGCCTCGCCCGTGGCCGTATATTCGGTGGTGTCAGGGCCGATCGAGGCGGCGCTAGTGTACAGCGCGATCTTGACAACGTCGCTCTGCAGCACGTGGGTGCCGCGCAGGATCTCGGCCTTGAATGAGTTGCATATGCCCGAGATGATCATGCGACCGATCCCGGCCCGACAGCTGGGCGCCCGGCCGATCGGATCGGCATGTCGCGCATGCGCTCGGAATCGCGCAGCTCGTTGAGGGTGCCCGGCAGGATCGACTGGTAGAGCTGCATGACGGCGCCGGCACGTTCGGGCGACACCTCGTAGTTGAAGGCGTTGGCCAGGCACAGCAGCAAGAGCAGGTCGCCGACGTTCAGCGTCAGCCAGTTGCTGGGGTTGAGCGAGGTGAGCGCCGCCAAGCGCTTCATGTACTCGATGCGCGCGCTAACTGATGGCGAGGGCGATGGCGCAATCAGGATGGTATTGGCAGTGTCGGTGGTCTGGTCCTCGGCCCACACCTTGGGCACGCCGGCCGAACCCCCGTACATGCGCACGTAATCGAGGTCCCGCTTGAGCAAAAATTTGTTGCTCGCCGGCAGGTAGATGGAGCGCACGATCAGCCACTCGGGCTGGCGCGTGTAGGAGGCCGCGCTCAGGGTGTCGATGTAGTAGTCGCGCCAAAAGTCGAGGCCCAGGTCGCGTTGCAGCTGATCCTGGGCCCGATGCACGAAACGCGGCAGGTTGCCCACGAACTCCGAGTTGGTGTTCTCGCAGACGTCCTGAATCTCAAGGATCAGGTCATCGTAAGTGGGCTGGTAGGCATTGGCCATTAGGCGTTGGGCTCGCTCACATTGCTATTGATCACCTGTTGGCCGTTGCCAAAGATCTCCGCGGTGGGGCCCGTCACCGTGAAGTTGGGCGGGATCAGGTTGTCGGTCTTGATCATGGCCAGCTCCGCCTTGAGCTTTTCGCTGTTGGCAATCTCGGACTTGAGCGCCTCCTGCAGGGCCTTGACCTTCTCGGTGGCCGCCTCAAGCCGGCGCTGCAGGCTCTCCTGCATGATGTCGGCCGCCACCGACTTCTCGATCGAGCTGGTATGCGCCTCGTTGCGCTGGGTTTCCAAATGCTTGACCACGCGTTGTAGCTGCTGCACGGCCGCATTCATCTTGGCCAGCTGCTGTTGGTGCTCGTCCATGATTGTCTTCCCCTCTCGTTGGATCCCTCATAAGGCCTTGGCTAGGCCCCAGGCGCATGCGTTTATTCGCCCCCGTCGTCAAGCGTGACCGTCAGGACATGTCGTAGGTAACGGCCGAGCGGTTGCCCTGATTGTCCACGGTGGCGGTGATGCGGTCGACACCGTCGTTGGTGTCGCGGTAGATCGCCGTGGAGGTGTTGAGGCCGTTGGACTTGCCGCAGCACACGGCCAGGATCAGGCGCAGCGCCTGACGCAGGGTGCGCCCGGTCTCCACGCCGGCCGCGCGATCGAGGAGCGCGTCGGCGATCTCGTTGGCAGCGTCCGCCTTGAGGGCATTAGCATCGATGGCGTCGGCGGCGAACTTGGCGGCGGTAATGGCCGAGGAGGCGATCGCCGCCGCGTTAATGGCGCCCGCGGCGAAGGTGGCCGCATCGATCGCGCCATCGGCGATCTTGGCGGCCGTGATAGCATCGGCGGCGATCGCCGCGGCATTGATGGCTCCGGCCGCAAAGGTCGCCGCGTCAATGGCCCCGTCGGCAATCTTGGCGGCAGTTATTGCGTCTGACGCAATAGCTGCGGCGTTGATGGCGCCCGACGCGAAGGTGGCTGAATCGATTGCCCCGTCGGCGATGGCGGGGCCGGTAATGGCCCCATCGGCAAACGAGTCCGATGTGATGGCATCGGTCGAGACCGCGACCGCCTCGGTCTTGGGCACGCCCGCGGTGGTCTCGGGGGCGCGGATCCCGAACGTGGCGGCGATAAAGCTCACCGTCTGGCCGTCGACGGTGATGGTCGAGACCACCACCCAGTAGAAGTGTCCGGCCGCATAAAAGCCCGCCGTGGTGTTGTCGGAGAGGTCGATGGAAAAGCCGTGCAGGCCCGTGACGCCGTCAAAATCAATGCCATCGGTATCGAGCAGGGTAAAGCCGGAGGCCGAGGCGCGCTCGGTTGTCGACCCGTCCTTGTAGATCTTGATGTCTGAGGTGGCGAGCCCCGACATGGTGATGGATTCGCCCGTCGACTGGGCGTAGGTGGCAAACGGGATATAGAGGGTCGAGCTTGCCGGCACGTTGCCCAGGTGCAGGGGACCGGTGATCAGTGCGGGCATGAGGTCCTCACGTCAGATCGTAGGTGATGGAGCTGCGATTGCCGTTGGAGTCGACGGTGGCCGTGATGCGGTTCTTGCTGTCGGTATAGTCGCGGAAGTGCACCGTCGAGGTTTCGAGGCCGTTGGCCTTGCCGGCGAGCGCGGCAATGACGAGGCGCATGGCCTGCTTGGGCGTCAGGTCCGTCTCGATGCCGTCGGCGCGTCCCAGGTAGGCGTCGGCGATATCATTGGCCGCCGGCAGTGCCGCGATCGAGCTGGCGATCGAGGCAAACGAGGCCGCTATGTCGCTGGCATCGGCGGGATCCGACGGCAGGTTGTCGGTTTTGGCCTTGATCGCGGCCACCTCGGTGTCGACGTAGCCGGCAATGGTCGACAGCTGCGTGTCGAGGTTGGCCGAGGCAAGGCCGACGGCGGAGCGGATGCTGGCGGCGCTCAGACCCACCGAGGCGGCCGTGAGGCCCTCGCCGGTCGAGCCGGCGCCCACGTGATCGCTCAGGAGCTCGTCCCACACGGCATCGGCGATCGCGGCAGCCGAGGGCGGCGAGCCGGCGGCGCTGGCATTGGAGAGCGACAGCCCCGTGGTGCCGGCGGTCAGATGGCTGGCGATCGCCACGTCCCAGACGGCGGGGGCCACTACGCCCGAGATCTCGGTCACCGCGTCGGAGGCGAGCTCAGAGGCGCCGATGGCATTGGCGGCGATCTTGGCCGCCGTGATCGCATCGTCGGCGATCGAGCCGTTGGTGATGGCGCCAGAGCCCCAGGCGGTGCCGCCCGCCTGCACGGCGTTGACACCAAGTTGGGCGGTCGAGGTCGACACGGCAACGCCCAGGATCTGCTCCAGGTCGGACATGCCGCGCGGCTGGATGGCGAAGGTCGAGGTGTTGTCGGGATTGGTCGCCCAGTTGGGGGCAACCGTCGCCACCTTGCTCGATCCGGTGTAGCCGTTAATGACGCGGTACTGGCCAGCGCCCGTGCCGCCTGTCAGGTAGACAATGGCGCCCTTGTAGAAGTCATTGGTGGCGGAGGCCGAGGCGTCAAGCGTGATCGAGCCGTTGGCTCCCGCCTGCGCCGTGTTGGAGCGGATCGACTGCAGGCCCGTGTCGGCTGCGAACGTCGCCCGGTCGATGGCGCCGTCGGCGATCGCCGCGGCGTTGATGGCCCCGGCCGCAAAACTCGACGAGGTGATTGAGCCGGCGCCGATCGTCACCGACGTGGTCGAATTGACCTTGGCGAGCACCTGGAAGTTGTGGACCTCGGCGCCGACCACGGAATTGACCGTGGCTTTGATGAAGATCGCGTATTCCTTGCCGGCCTCGAACCCGTTGGCCGCCGACAGGGTGATCTGGGCGTAGTAGCCCGAGGTGGTATTGGCCTGATCCATGGCTGTGAATGTGCCATTGAGGATCGCCGTGGTCGTGCTGTCTTCGTAGACCCGATAGGTTGGCGCGCTGTCCGCTGCCGTGGCCGCGCCCGTGTCGGCGCGATGCGTGACGCAGTGAAAGGTCAGGACATCATCAATTGCCCAGCTGCCATAGTAGCTCATCTGATCACTGAGCCTCCGATGATGTGGCCGCCCCCGCCGCCTGTGCTGCTGTCATGAAGCTGCGAAATGCGAACACCTAGGATGGGAAGGGTCACTGCTGGACTCTCCGGGGTGAAGGCGCCCGTCGAGTCGTTGCGCGTTGCCTTCTTGAGGGTGGTCCCACCAGGCAAGAAGTTGAACAGGTTGGTGCTCATGAGGACCGTCTGGGAGAGGCTTACTGCGCTGCTGGAGGTCGCCTTCACCGACAGGCAGTAGTCGGTGCTAGCGCTTAGCTGGACCTCGCTGGCCAGCTGAACGGTGATGAAGCCGGAATTGCCGCCGGTCATCGAGTTTTCGCCCAATAGGCTCGCTGAGGTGATGAGGGTCGGCGTCCCCGTCGGGTCGGAGTAGAGCTTCAAATCGCAATCGGAATTGACACCAATCGAGGCATCCATCACGCAAAACAGCGCGTCGATCTTGCAGGCCCAAGGAACCTGGAAGATGAGGCCGTTCTCGTCGGGGTTGTTAGAGTCTGCGGCACTGAAGGAGCCGGAAGAGACACAGCCCGGCCAGAACGGTGCATGGTAGTCGAGGATGCCGAAGGTTCCGTCGTCGAATTGAATATAGGCGCAGGGGTTGCCACCCACGCGCGCGCTCCAGGTGGAGAAATCGGTCGTGGTCGCCACGAGGGGTCGATCAATCGCATAAGAGCCAAACGACCAGGCGGCATAGCCGACCGTCACGCTGTCGGCGCCACCCCTAGCGGTCATGCGCAAGACGATGGCAATGAGATCGCCATGGCTGATGGTCTTGGTCCCCGTGGACATAGTGGCAGTGTTTTCGGCGCTGGCGGTGATCGTGTCGGTGCCGCCCGTGAGCGTCTTCTTGACGTCCATGGTGCCGTCCGGGCGAGCGGGGCTGCCCGTCGTCGTGTCGACGTCTTGAATGCCCACGTC